AGAATGATATATTTTCCGGTTAAAATTTTAAATGTTTTTTTAATAATCATGTTAGAAACAATTTTTGATTCAGTTGCTTTTGCATCTGCATTATATTTGTTACCAGAACCTTTATTTCCAGCATCAATTAGTTCACCACGTAATGCAAGTTAAACATTATGTTTTACTAATAATTATCAATGAAAAGTTTGGTCACCTTCATCGCATCTTCAAATTGTTCATCTTCTAATGCAATTTTAGTTCATAAAAATCAACAAATGATTTTGTATCATCTAAAAGTTCAGGCTCAAGATGAGAAATTTTTTCATCAAAAACTTTTTGAAGTCAGTTAAGATCCGTTACAAACTTGAGTTCATCTTGTTTATAAACAAATTTATCCTTCTCGAAATCACAATCAAATGTGAACTTCCAATAGATATTCGGATCATTCTGCTCTGATGAATATGCCTCTTCTTTACATCCAAAAAATTCGGCAATTCGGGCATTAAGAATTTTCTGATTCCGTGTCGTTATCTTTGGTTTTGATTTTTACATTTTTATTTGTGATTGAAAAATACTCTTTCCAAATTCTATGTTTTTCTTCTTTTGAAAAAAATCCATCTTCAAATGCATGTGCGAGTGCATTTTTTCGACCAATTGTTCTGGAAAAAACATCATTTGGACTGCAGATTGAACATCCACCTGATATATGTTGAAATCCAGGAGCGGAAATCGTACAAACTGTTGCAATTCCTTTCTTACCATGATTGTTAATAGTAACATCATGAACATAAGTAAAATCAAGATGAATCGTTTCTTGATCATCACATATATTTTCAAAAATAATTTTCATAGCTTTTTGTTTTTAATTGGTTAAATAACAAGTTAGAATTGTTTTTCTTTTTTTATTAATGATAAACACTAATTTATTATGTTGTAATGTAACTATTCGATCATCTCTTGTTTTAATCTCTGACTTTTGTATGCGATTTTTAACTTCTTTAATCAATCTATCTCTATGAATTTTAACATATGCCAATGAGCATGATGAATTAACATTAAATACTCTTTCAGAATATTTTTGAAGAACATGATCTGTTGGATAAATATTTCTATAAAGAAGATTTTTAATTGGTTTCATATCATAAAATATAAAGAATTTTTTATGAACTTTTTATAATTCTATCATATAAAACTATACTTCCAGCAACTGCAACGTTTAAACTATATGCTCCAGGGAGTTGGACTATGCTATCACATTTTTCTAAAATTTCAGGTGATAATCCAATATCTTCCGCCCCCAAAAGATAAATTACATTTTTTGGATGTTGAAATTCTTTTAATGGAATTGATTTTTCGGATATCTCAATTCCAACTAAAGTGGACCAATGTGGAATAAAATCATAAAACTGTTCAAATATTTCAAATTCAATTAAAGTAAGATGTTTTGAAGCATTTGTCGTATCACCAGGAAGTCGCTTGAATCGTTTTCCGATTAAGAAAATAAAATCAGCACCAAATAAATGTGCAGTTCTGAAGAGTGTTCCATAATTAGTTTCATTCTTCATGTTGAAACATCCTATTCCAAAATATCCTTTTGTATTCATATTTCCTGAATTCAGCTATAAAAATAAAAAGAATTTTTCAGATATCCAAATTTATTCGTGCCAAATTTTACTAAAACCTTTTTCTAGTTTCAACTCTATAACATTATCAATCATATCTCTCATAGAATCAAGATGTGAAATAACTAAAACAAATTCAAAATAGTTTTTAAGATATTCAAATAATACATTAAGCTGATTTATATTATTTGAATCAAGTGAACTAAACCCTTCATCGATAATAAGAAAGTTTGGTTTAGGAATATTAGATATTCGCATTAATGCAATTCTAATAGCAAGAGAAGATATAAATTTTTCCATGCCAGATGTAAGTTCTAAAACCCAATATTTATCTTCATATACAATATATAAATTAATATGATTATCATCCAAATTGATTAAGTTATTAAATTCAACAATCTGAGATAAGATATTATTTGTTTCTGATTCAAGAACTGGTACAACTTTTTTAATTAATTCATATGGGATGCTATTTCGATGAATTGCTTTTAAATAATATTCGAATAATTTATACTCTTTTTCAAGTTCGTGAATTCTATCTATAGTCTTCATTATTTCTTCTCTCTGAGTTTGAAGAACTTTTATTTCTCCATGAACAGTTCTATTTTCGGTTAAAATAAAATTAAGTTCATTTTCTGTAATCTTTAGTTTATTTTGAAATCTTGATATCTTTTCTTGAATAAACTCATTTTCTTTTATTGCTTTCTCATTTTCATGATAAAATTGAATTTTTCGTTCGATATCTTCTTTAATTTTGTTTTGATAATTCTGTCTTTCAATTAAAACATTCTGTTCTAATATAAATTTATTATATGAAACTCTCAATTTATCTTTACTCTCTTTAATTAAAGTAAAAGCACGTCTTTCTTCTTTTATATTAGATGAACTACTAATATCAGTTTTAATTTCTTCGATTTGACTTTTTAATGTATTTAGATTAATTAAATTCTCACTATAATTTTTCTTTGTTTCGATTGCATCTTTAACAAAGATATTGTTCATACAAAAATTACAATTGGGATCATATTCAAGTTTATCAAGCTTTTTTAGTTTTTCTTCTTGATGTTTAATTTCAACATTTAGAACAGAAAACTTTTTATCGAGATTTGTAATTGATTTCTCGAGATTATCTAAACATTCTTCTTTATTTTTTAATTCATCTTCATTATACTTTTTGAATTCTGACGCTAAAGTTTGAGCATTTATAATAACAGTTTCAATTTTCTTTTTTAAATCATTGATATCATCTCCAATACTTTTAAGTGTATCCTCATTATTTGACAGCTCTTTTCTGAGTTGGTTAATATCAATGATGCTTTCAATCTTGACTAGCTTTTTTGAAAGTGAAATTATATTGGAATTAGAAGTTGATTTAACTAATTCTAATGATTCTATTTTCTTTTCTGTCTGCTGCAGTTTCTTCTTATTAATTTGAATTCTCTTATTAATACTTGAAAGTTCTTCATCATAATCTTTTTTACTGAATTCTTTTATAAGTGCACCAATTTCTTTACTCTTATCATTTCCCAAATTATATAAGTCTTCAAATATGTCAATTCCTAAAAATGAAGAAAGAATCATTTTTCTTTCAGATTGTGATTTATCTATAATTCCATTAGAATTATTTTGAAGTGAAATTGCAGTTAAAATAAGATTATCAATTCCGCCAACTACATCATATATATTTTCATCTGTCGTACGACGTTGATCACCATTTAATGAAACTTTATTTCCCGAATCATCTTCTGTCCAAAAATCAACAAAAACCTGAACCGTTTCTTTATTATTGGCTGCTTTAACTCTTTTTGCTTGTTTTTGAATAAAATATTTTATGTCATTTATTTTAAAACAAAATTCACTATGAAAGTATTTTTTGTTGACATTCATAACATCAACGGAACGAGTTGTTCGAAAACTTTTGTTTCCAAGTAAAAACAAAAGGATACTAATAATAGATGATTTTCCATGTGCATTTTCAGCAAAAATTCCATTGATTCCCTTAATCTTTGTAAAATCAATAAAATTATCTTCACCATAACTAAACATATTTGAAAACTTTAGATAAACTGGTTCCCAAATTATATTGTTAACTTCTTTAATTTTTAACTGATTATTCAATCTTTTATTAATCTCATAAATGATTTCAAACTCATCATCATCTAAAAATACACCTTTTGCTGAAAGATATTCATTTATTAAATTATTCTGATAAGAAACATCATATACATTTCCAATTACATCAAAACCAGTCATCCATTCATTTGGATTTTGTTTATCTATAATTGTGTTAACAACAACATTTGTAATATTAAATCTAGTCCTTAATTCAGATAAAATTGATTTAATATCTGCTTTTAACATATTTCTATCAACTTGTAATCTTAACTGAGTATGTTTAGGAAGATTTAATTCATCTGGTAATTTGGGTTCTTCTAATCTTAATGTATAATATCCATAATCATTTGGAAGTTCAACAAATTTATATTCTCGTTTTGGAACATTCCAAACTAAAAACCCTTTATTTAGAGATTCGCCTTGGTTCTGTTGAATAAGACTGCCTGGAAATGCTATTGTCTTTTTATCATTTAATGATTGCATTCTATGAATATCTCCAAGACAAACAATATCAAAACCATCAAATGTATTAATTGTTGTCTTACTTTCAATTTTAAATCCAACATCTGTTTTTGCACAATCAACCGGACCATGGGAAATAGCAATTTTATTTTTAGATGTACATTCGGTTGCTAATGGATATGGCGATTTATCAAGAACGGAGAAAACAGCAAAATCAGTATCGGCAACTCTGTAAATATCATTTTTCTTAAAATAAAATAAATTAGGATGATGAAGTAATTTAACTATTGGAGATAACGCATCTAATCGAGATTGATTATTCAAATTAGCATCATGATTGCCCGGAATCAAAATGGTAGGACAAAGATTCGCACACCCTGTCAGAAAAGCTCCAGTTAATTCAATTAATTCTGGGCTCATATCTGTTTTTGCATGAACTATATCTCCAGCAATTAAAATAATAGTTTCTGGTACTAATGACTTTTCTTTCTTGACATATGAAAAGAATTTTTTAAAAACATCTTTATATTCTTTATGTCTTTTAAGATTTCTAATATGAATATCTGCAATATGAATGAGTTGTTTTATTTCTTCGAATTCAAGTTTAATTTCTTTTTGCATTCCTTATTTTTTTCAAATTTTAATTTTTTACAAATTTTTTGAACTTTTGCTAAATCGGATCGTTTAAAACTTAAATCCCAAGCTATTGGTCTAATATGTTTTCCATCGAAATATTCATTTTCAGGAGAAAGATTTAATGAAGAACATATTAAATCAAGAAAAGACCTATCTTCTACATATATCTTACACCAATCCGAATTCATATTCCAAATTTCATATGTTCCAGTTATAACTAAAGAATCAATCTTTTTATTTGTTTGTTCTTCTTTCTTGGATCTTTCTCTTTTTATTTGAGAAATTGGTTGTATTGAAGCATCTTTCTTCGGCCTACCCCTCTTTTTAGGGATCGATTGAATATTTATTAATGTATTATCTTTCTTTGGTCTTCCTCGTTTTGGTTTTTCAACTTCTTCTTTTTTTGGATGACCCCTTGGTTTTTTCAGTGGTTGATTAATTGATTTCATTTTAATTTCATTTTAATAATATCACTAAATTTGATTTTTATTGAGTTATTTGTTATTTCCATTAATTTTTTATATCCTTCTTTTGCTGCATCATTTTCCCCAGTCATTTGTAAAAAATATACATTCAATCCTTGACGATAAAATTCTTCTATAATTTTAATTGAATCTTTTATTGCATCGGGATCGAGACCGATATAAATATTTTTAACTTTTTCGGTTATGATTTTCATTTTAAGCTTCTCAGAAATTTGCTTCCCAAATAATGGGATTGCATTTCTTCGATAAGCAATTGCATCAAATGGACCTTCAAATAAAGATATTGGAAGTTTCCAGTTTATGAATAAATCAAATCCAATAATATCTTTTGAAAGATTTACATTTAAATATGGGATTGGATCATCTTCATAATACGATCTTGCAGTAAAATAATTTAAATTACCAATATTATCATAACTCGGAATGATAATTCGATTTGCAAATCTTCCCGTTTCACAATAGCCTATGTTATATCTTAATATTTCTATTGGAGAAATTTTTCTCTTTTTTAGTATGTAATAAATAGCATTTCTATATTCTGGGTTTTTCGTTTCCTTTAAATATAATGATTTAAATTCTTTTGGTAAAGATAAAAATGTACTTTCTGATTTGTCTATTTTTATTTTATCTTTATTTTTATGAATAAATGTATTAACATACTCCCCTATTGATTTTATTATCGTGTTATCTATTTTCATGGCATGTAACAGAGTCTCTATTGATTTACCACCTTTGTTACATACCCAACAATGCCATGCCCCAAACGAAGGAGAATGAGGATCTAATTTAATTTGAAGTTTTTTCTTTCGGTGAGAACAAAAAGGACAAAAGAAAGGAATGTTTCCATTAGATTCATATCCTCCCTTTCCTAAATATCTTTCTAAGAATTGTTGTGAATAACTATCGATCATATCATTTAATTAACTGCCGCAACTATTGCTAAAATACCAACCACAATAGTAATTGTTCCTATCCCTCCTGCAGTCCATTTTAAATTTCTAATCTCTTTTTTTTGTTTTTTTATGATTGATTCACAATCATTATTTAGTTTTTTACTCTGATGATAATCATCATTTAGTCGTATATTTTGATTTTCTAATTCTTTAATTGTATTCTGTCGTTTAAAATCAAGTCTTTTATATGTATTTACTAAAATAACAAGAGAATCTTTCTCTTCAACAACTTGTCTTAAATATACAAATATTTTATTTGCTTCTTTAATTCTCCAAATTGGAAGTAAAACAAGAGTATCTCCTGGCGCTTCGTTAAAAACTACTAATCTGCAATCTTCGGTTGAATTCGGTTTAGTCAGGATCGACGTTGGTTTCAATTGCGAAAAACCATAAAGACTCGTTAGCATTAAAGCTATTAATACGATTAAGCTCTTTTTCATATTTTTTCTTTATTAATTTATAATTTTGTTCAATTTCAATTATTCTTAAAGAATCAGTTTCTGCTAACGCTTTCCAATAACTAATTATCTTTGCTGATTCTATACTATCTTTTTTGTGTTTTTCTTGAAGTTCATTAAAATGTTTTTTCCACAGTTTTAAATCTTCTGATGTATCGCTTGGAATAAATATTCCCCGAATGAAGAACCCTCCAACTAAAGCACCAATGATAAGAATAACCCAAAAGTATTTTAATATAAACTCTTTCATTTTTTTATCAATAAATTAATCAACTCCTTTAATTCTAAAACTGCATATGTTTTGCTTCTGTTTCTTTTAAATACTACAAGAGGAATTCTATTCTTTTTTGTATTCTTTTCTGCTTGTTCTAAGCTCGACCAGATATTCAATTTTTCATGATTTTTGCATTCGATATCCAGTAAAATTAATTTTTCTGCTGCCGGAGATAATTTAATATCTCTTCCTGTCTCTCCCATTATAGTACATTCAATATCTCCTTCGACTAATCCATCATCTTTATATGCCTCTCTTAATAAATCTCTTACATCTTGTTGTAACCTACGACCTTTCGCTTTTCTGCTTGATACTTTCATAAAATAAAGATTTAAAACAAATTTAATTAAAAAAACTTAAAAAAACAAATTTTTTTGTTATAGATTTCTCCAATCATCTGGCATATTGAACTCTTCAAATGGTTTATCTAAAAACATTTGATATTCATCAATGTCAATTAATTCAAAACGAGAAAGCCGTGGTATGTTCATAACAGGAAAGGTCCTATGAGATTTTATTTTTGGCACTTCAATATATCTTAAATTTATATTAAAATCTGGAGAAATAGGAATCAATATTTTTGTTAAATCATTTATTTCATTTCTAAGTAAACGAATCAAATTTTGCATTTCTTGATTTGTTTCTGGGAATCTCCAAAATGTTAATGTTCCGGATGAACAAAATATTCTTCCATTTATTATTTCTTTTGGGTTATCTGGAAATAAAAATCTTTGATTTTTTGGGGGTATATATTTATTTGCCGATGGATAAAAGCTATTTTTTATCTGCCCATGTATATATCCCGAACTTCTATTAATAATTTTATCATCTTTCGATTTCTTCTTAATATCTTCTTTAAACGGATATGCAACATATATTTTACCATTATAAAGATAAAAAATTATAGTATCAACATCAAAATAACTTCCTTCAGATGAACTATCTGAACTTTCATTTAAGACTTCTCTTATAAGGTATTTTAATTCTGATCTTTTCATTTCATAAATTCATTAAATATCAAATCGAACGATGTACGTCATTTCCATATTTTTTAGCCTTGGAATTGGTTTTGAAATTTTACCAATCGCAAGGAGTTCATATTTATCATTATATAATCCAACTTTAGTAACATAAGGAGTGAATAATGAGCTAGTTGCAAAATCTTTATATGTTTTTATATTTCTTCTGGATTCTTTAAATAAACTATCATTCCATGAATAATTATAATCCCCTGGTTCAGTTGTACATAAAAATTCATATTCATAAATTTTATTAGTGCCATATCCATTAAAGCTCCAACTTACTGGATAAATAGCTGAGTCTAAATCAATATATGAAAAGAAATCTCTATAAAATTGATTATCACTTGTTATAACAGCTATCCCTTCTGGATAAAATATATTTCCAACATAATAATTAAATGACTGTGATAATATATTTTGTGATATCTCATTTATCATTGTAGATGATAAGGCAGTTTCCTTTATTTCAACTTCCTTTATATTTGCATGGAGATGATGAGTATGATTCCCAAGCATACCAATATAAAGTGATCTTGAATTATGAGTGTCACGAGAAGAAAAATCAGAACCAGAATTATTTAATGTACCATCTATATAAAGCTCGAGTAAAGATCCCGTTTTTTGGCAAATAATATGATGATAATTACCATCATTTAATGAAACACTTGATGTAACAATAGAATGATCATTTCCATCGTTTCTATCAAATTGAATCTTTCCATTATCTCCACCCGATTTTAACATTTGGATGTTATATGGAAATTTAAATGATCCATCATTTTTTGAAATAATTGTTTCAAAATCTATCGAACCAGTAAAACTAGATGTTGTTGGAATTTTTAATAAACATGAGATATAAAAATCTTCATTCCTTTTGAAATTAAAAATATCATTATGATCAATTGTTATATTGCTTCCCGAATTATAAAAATATGCAGTTTGACTATATGATTCAGATAAAATCTGAATATTTGTTAGTTTAGCATGATTTCCATTTAATGATCTATCATAGATATATTTATTTGAAATTTGATTGAGTCCAGTCCCTTTTTTAAATTCATATCCATCAGAAAAATTCCACCTACCAACACTAGCAGTTTGATAAGTTTCTATTTTATATGAAAGAGAACTTGAAACAGTAGCATCAATTAAATTTCCATATGAATCATCAATAATATTATGAATAGATTCGGAAACTTGAATCGCTATAGAAACCATCCCTTTTCTTATACCCTCACCAAATGAATTACGAGGAATTGAAAATAAAAAACATTCATTAAAAATTTCTTTTTTGTCTCTATTAATTGTTAAATCTGGTTGATTTTTATCATAAAGATTATAATATAAATGCTTAATAGAATCAAAAACTAAATATTGATATTCATTATTTTCTGTAATTGGCCACGAATCAGAATTTATTTGTTTTTGCCCTCCATAATAATAACCTCTAAATAATTCAATATCATTAGTATTACTTCCACTAATTGCTGTTAATGTTTTATAAACAGGAAATGGTGTAATACTAATGGCATTTGGTTCTAATTTTTTATATATGAAAGACATATTTTTTTCATTTTTTCGGAATTCACCAATGAGATTTTATCAATCCAATTAATGAAACAATTCATACTATTTTAGAAATTAATAAACTTTTATTTCAACTGGAGTTGATGATAAAAGTGCATCTGTCTTTGCAGCTGAATAGCTTCCCGATTCTGCAATATAAGTATTAAGAACAATAACAGTCGTTGATGATGGATAAATTTCAGCAAAGCTTCCACTCTCAACACCACCTAATAATCGACCAACTGTACAATATGTTTTATTTGTAATAAATACTGGTTCAACTGCTGTTATTGAAAAACTTCCAGTTGCTGTTCTAGCCCATGTTAATGTGCCTAAACTACCAGATTCTGCAACTACAGCTGATGGGGCTGCTTCTGCAGTTTGTGTTACGATAGCAAGATAAGATGTGTACGGTCTTTCTGTTTCTTGAATGACTCCAGTTTGTGCATCTGGGGTAATACCTTGATCAAAAGTTATCATTTTTAATTTCTCCTTTTTTTTGTTACAAAAATATTTTTAGTAATTCAACTTCACCTTGATTAATGCCTCATCGCTCTTAGTTTTTTTGATTGGTTGGCTTATTTTAGCGACAGCAAGTAAATTTTTAGCATTATCAAATAATCCAACAGTAGTTATATACGTAACTGGATCAGTTACCCATTCTTGAAATCTTAATACTCCAGTCGATCCAGTTGTATAAGATGGATTAGTACTATAATTATATTTACCATTTTTAACTCTTATAAAATAATATGTCGATGAAACTGTTTGTTTGTTTCTGACTTGAAATGATCCTCCAGCAACAATTGCATTATACATTGTTGTATTATTATTAGGAGTCACATCTGGTAAAGTAGATTGTGTCACATCAATTGATGCTGAATTTTTTAACATATCACCATCTATAATTAAAACTCCATGTTTTGGATAGATCTTTCCGTAATATTTAGGAGCACTACTACTATATATTCCATTCTCAATGCTACCACTTACAATATCATATGAATCAGCAACAGTTGACTCATTAGTTCCTGTATTACTATCAATTAAATGAGTAACAGTTGCTCCATCACTTAAAGTTAATTCCCAATTACCCGGATCTACTTTGTCTTTTAATCTTGATCTTTTGAAGTTAACAGCTATAAATTGATTAATATTTGCTCCACTATATAAAGTAAATTGAGAAGTTCCTTTTGCAAGAATTATATTTTTATATTGAGAATAAACTGCTTTACTTGGTGTATATCCATTTACTCCCATATTTGGAAACTTTTCATATGAACCACTACCATTATAATTCCCATATGCTATTGAGAATTGAACCGCAGCATTTGATTCTGTAGCTTCTGTTTGATATATATCATAGTAATAATCACCACTTGCCGTGACTTGTGTTGAAGAGGTATAAAAAGTTGATAATGTTCCTCCAATACCAGAACTCCAAACGTTTTCTGTTACAATTGCATTATTCGCTCGAATAATATCTTCTTCATTAAAAACAGTATAAACATTTGTTGAAGTCCCAGTTGAACTTGGTGGTGCACCACCCGATGTTGTTATTGATGTTGTTATCCCTACTCCGGTTCCTGAACTAGCTGATGTTGCCATTTATTTATCTCCTTTAATTTTTTAATCTAAACCTCCGGTTGGAACTGATACTTGATAGGCTGCAGCAGTACCAGTTACTGATGTTGAAGCTCCTGTATTTAATCCTGTAATTGTTACATTACATGTTTTTGTACTATTTGTTGTATTTTTTCCTATTAATTTAAATTGAGTTCCTGTTACAGTAACTGAAACTCCTATTGATGTTGTTCTTCCAGTTGCTGTCTGACTACCTGCGATTGCTACTAAATCAAAATATGTATTATTACTTAAAACTGCTCTATATTCTTCTGTTTGAGTTGGATGAGTTGTTGGCGTAATGGTAACAGATTCACCATATTGTAAAAGAACAGAACTCATCGCAACAGTTATATATGGAGTAGTTGTTGTTTGAGTTGGAAGTGAAACAAGAAAATATTTCATTGCGATCGTTTCATCTGAACTTGATTCTAATATTGGTAATGCTTCGATTGCTTCTCCATAATAAGATGCACCCAAAGTGTGATTTGGATTCCAAAGTGTATAATCAATTTCATCATCTGCCAATGCAAATTGAGTTATATCAAAGTTATTAACTCCAGTTGCTAAAAGCTCTCTACCTTTTTTGGTTAAAATAGCATCGATTTCTATAATCTGATTATTTAAATATCCCACGATCTTATCTCCTTTAAATTTTTGTAATTTTGTTCTTTAACATTTTTTAAATAAATATCTCAAAATAATTTTTTTTTAATTCTTATATTGAATTTTTTATTTATCTTCATTTATAGATGAAGGAATCACCGGATTATTTACTATTTTTAAATTTGTTCCAGCAGTAGTTTGTGTTATCTGTAAAGTATTTGAGTTTGTTTGATTTATTGTAATAACAGGTCCGCCATCCGGTGTTTGCAATGAAGGAGTATTTATAGCGGGTGCGGTTAGTTTACATCCATCAAAAAATGCTTCTCTCATTCCATATGAATAATCATTTGATCTTTGTGATGCAGCCAAAAGAAAATTAATACTATCATTATTTAATGGAGTTTGTTCGAAATTAATATTTAATGAACCAGTTATTGCTCCACCATTCCTTGATCCAGTATTATTCATTTCACCAGAAATAGAATATATCATTTGCATAGATCCAGACACTATTGTTGGAGTACTGCCAGTTATCATAAAAATAGTTTGAGCAATTGAAGCAGACATTGCTAATGAAGTAAAAACTGGTTCGCTCGAAGCAAATGAAACTTTTGATCTATTCAATATATGTGGTTCAACTACATAACCAACTAGTTTTTTTGCTCTTGCCGGAGTCGTTTCTTTTATATGATTGAAAAGACTATTATTATAAAATTTCATCAATCTAATATAATCATATACTCCATATGAATTATTAAACTTCTGAAAATAATGATTTCGAATAACGTGTAATCCTGGGTATGATCCGCTAAAGAAGTTATTCCAATCGCCAAGATAATCATCAATATTTAATCCATCAAACTGTTCGGCTATATCATCATTTGTTTCATTCGTTGTTGAAAAATAAACTCCAAATTTTGGATTATCACTTGGATATATATCAAATGAAGAAACTTCAGATCGTTTATATGGACTTAAACTTCCTGTTATAATGTTTTCTTCAATCCTAATTTTATTTGAAATTAATCTATTGCCACTAACATCTGGAAATGTCATTGAATAATAATCATAAACAGGCACATAATTATTTTCATCAGGAAAATTAACCATACTTCCAGTTAACTCTCCATATGAATCAAATGTAGTTATATTAAAATTAGGATGTTTTGAATAAATCGATTGGGTTACATAATGATTAGCTGTTTTTAAATCAATTCCAAGAGGAAAATATAAACCAAGATAATTAAATGAATCGGTATAAGTATCTCCATTTATAGTAGCCGGAGCTGTTACATGATTATTAAAAGTATTTTCAGTTATTGTTGTTCCCCAATATTTTAATCCTTGCATTTGCCCATGAAATGGATAATTACTTCCAACTCTGGGTCCTCCACCCAAATACCATTGAGCATTTTCAAATAAAAGCCCAAGTGTTACAAATGCGGAGCTACTTGGATCTGTACCATCTAATGTAAAACTACTTGAATATGCATGAGAAATATCATACCAACGTGCCATTTTAACATAAACATCAAAAGTATGCTCAAGCAAATTATTATCATTGCTTTCATTATGTCTAAACATGAATGACCACCACTCACCATTGAAAAATGGACCTTCACCTAATGTACATGTACTTGTTGTACATCCACTTAAAATTATATTTAAATTCCCAAAAACACCATTTGTATGAACTAAATTAATAATGATATTATTATCTGATTTTTTAAATAAAACTTGTCTTTTTAATGAAGTTGGAATTCCACTAAGATAATTATTTGCATTTATTGTTTTGAATCTGAATTCAAATATATTAGGTGATAAGCCAGAACACACTAATGAATTTTTTGCTACATCGACATATGATTCATTATCTTGATCAAAATCTAAAGCATATGTAAATTTATCAAATTGAGAATACGATGCAATCCCAGGTTTATTAGGTCCACCATATTCTTTTATTCGTAAAATAGTTGGAGGAATACCATAACAATTTATTAAAGATCTAATTCCTTCTTTTGTGCCTTGTGTTTTACGTAAATATGGAAGATTATTTAATATTCTTTTCCAAAATTCTTTACTGATATCTCCTCTTGGAATAGGTAAATTTGACGCAGAAATAAATTGCTCATTAGCTGTCCAGGACCCAGTAGAATAACTATTTCCAGCTTCATCTGTTCCTAAAGAATAATACCATAAATCTTCGAATTGATGTTCATTGATTCCATCCCATCCATATGATCTTAATTCGGAATAAATTAAATCTTTTGCCAATCCAACATATAATGATTCATCTCTATTTTTTAAAAAGTTTTCATGATGATTTGCATAAATCCAAATTTCATCAAATTGATGTGATACAAATTCAACAAAAGTTATATAATCTGAATTAAGTGGATCATCTTGAATATGAAATGGAATTAAATTTGTAAGTTTATTTGAATTAGTTCGATCAAATAATGAAGCAGATGAATAAACACCATCATACCATAAAGTAGCAACAGAAGATGTTACAGAATATGGTGAATAAATGCTACTCGAAATAATATATTTTGGCCACGAAGAAGAATAATATTCACCAAATGAACTTGATTCATATGAACTCGATTCATAAAAAAGATAATTTTCATATAAATCAAATGATTTTAATATCTCGAGTTTTTTATCTTTAAACTTATTTATATTTTTAACAAATGCAGTTGATCCTGTTAATGAAGAAGAAGCTGGGGTAATTGCATTATACATTGAAGCGATCGATCCATCTAATTGTTCAATCTTCGTTAATTTATACTTAAATGCTTCAAGTCTTTTTGTTGCAGAACTGTAAAACACAAAATTATTAAAATCCTTAAAATCAACATTTAATGGAATTCCTTTTGAAGACGTTGAAAAATACTTACTTAATATTTTATTTGATGTTGATTCATTTTCAGAAATAAGTTGATTCCAATTTTTAAAAGATGATTGTTCATTCGACTTATCATTGATTTTTATATTAAAATTGGGAGTCTTTAAAAGAGTAGCAGTTTGTTCAATATTAATCGGATAAACTGATATCTTTTTTGTAAACTCTTGAGTTAATGGCAAAGTAACATGAACAAAATCACCAATATTTATATCATTTGCTAATGGATCTAATAATTTAAAGATAAAACTATATTTAGGATCTCTATCTTCTTTATATTCATTTCTGATATTAATTATTCTATAATCAGATTCATTAATTTTTGCATTAAATTCGAGGGCATTATTATTTTGATCTATTTTTGGTAACGATGAAAAATGAATAACTTCTTCATCAGAAATATCTTCGGTTTGTTTAATTCTTATTTCCGTTCTGCTATTAGAGATATCCGAAATAAACATTTTTCTATTGATATCACCAAGCAGATTATTGAATAACTGATATATTATTTTATAACTTCCATTTAAAATCCCATTATATTGAAGAGTATTATATAAATCTATTTCAATATATTCATTATTAATTGTCCACCAAAGAGATGGAGAAATATCTTCCAATGTCAGAAGATAATTTTCATTTAAATCAAATACATATATATTAAGTGTAATATTATCAACTAATGATTCAATATTATCTTTAAATCCATTAAAAAATGGATTACTAAAATAAATTCTAATTTTTTCTGGTTGGGGAATTCCAATATACACATTTCCAACGGATGAAGTTCCTGTCCCCGATGTTGGTGTTGGTGGTATATTAGTATTTGTTTCGCCCATTAGCTTAAGTTTACAGTTGTTTGTGGTCTATTAAAAATTTCATTATAAAAAATTCCATTCGTTTGTTGGCTCAACGGAATAGATATATGTGGATGTATTTTACCAACTATCCCAAGTTCTAAATTTAAAAACGTTGCCATCGAAAGATGATCATTAAAAAAATTAAAAACTCCTGGTTTTTCTTCCCAATGTCTTACATTAAATAAAGAACCTGGTTTTAATAGTATATTTACTTCATTAGTTGTAAATCCCAGGCTATATAAATTTGTACCAAAACTAGTTGGTAATGAAACACCAAAATCTTTTTGAAATTTTACTTCAATTTTTATTTTTCTTGTTCCGATGGGTACTATTTGTTCTGTCCTTCTAAGCCAAATTTTTTCGGCCAACCCTATAAAATTATTTGTTCTTAATATTGAATCATTAAAATCTATCTCATTTTCGGCTTCATCTAAAAACGATATTTTCATTTTAGATTTATCTCCAATATAATAATTTACTCTACATGATGTATAATATGGATCACCATTTTGATCATAATAATAAAATGCAAGCGGAAAATAATGACCCGTTTCATTATTAATTCCAGGTAGAATATATC